CAGTTGCTTGGAAAGAATATGCAGGAACAGCAAATGCAACAGAATCAGCAGATGCAAGAAGACCCTGTAATTCAAATGCAACAAAAAGAACTACAAATTAAAGAGATGGAAGCTCAAAGCAAAGCCATGATAGAGCAAGCTAAGTTACAGCTTGAATCTCAGAAGGCAATGATGAAGTCTCAGCTTGATCAACAGAAAGCAGATCAGGATATGGAGATAGAACAAGCCAAACTCGCTGTTCGGATTGCTGAAGATAATGAAAGAGAGCAATTAGAAACCAAACGGATAGCTTCTAAAGAACAAATCGAAGGCGCAAAACTTGGCGTTGAGATAGCAAAAGATGTCTTTAGCGATGAGTAATTACTCTGAAAACAACATATTTGACCATTTAAAAGGTGTTTTAAGGACACAAATGAACGAAATGGCCGATCATGTGAGCGGAGGGGGTTGTAAAACTCTTGAAGACTACGCAAAATGTTGTGGTATTATTGAAGGGTTAGCAGTAGCGGAAAGAGAGATACTCGACCTGAAAGAGAAATACGAAGAATAATCACGCTGTATTGAACAGCGCAAGCGACTCTGGACGCTTTTTTCCAGTGCTAGGAAACCACTAATGGAAGCATTAGCAAAAGAAACCGAGTCCGAAGAGACTCGACAGGCGCATCAGTTGCCTGATCCTACAGGATATAAAATACTGATCGCACTGCCAGACCCTGAGAAGGAGTTTGATGGCGGTATTATCAAGTCTAACAAGACTCTCTATGAGGAAGAGATCGGATCTATCGTTGGGTTTGTCACCAAACTGGGGCCAGACTGTTATAACGATAAGAAAAGATTTCCATCTGGGCCTTTCTGCAAAGAAGGAGATTGGATTCTAATGCGCTCTTATAGCGGCACTAGATTTAAAGTCCACGGAAAAGAGTTCAGGTTAATCAACGATGACAGCGTTGAGGCTGTAGTTGAAGACCCAAGGGGGATTGTGAAGATATGAGCGAACAGGAAACAATACAAACAGAAGAAGATAAGTTCTTTGGTGTACGCACTAAGATAGGCGGTCAACCAGAACCAGAACCAGTAGAAGAAGAAGAGCCTCTTGAAGAGGTGGCTGAAGCTGATACGGATGAGGGAGAGCTTACAGATGATGAGCTTTCTGGATATAGCAAAAGAGTCCAGAAAAGAATCAACAAGCTGAAATACGAATCTCACGAAGAGAGACGTAAGACGCAATCTGCTATGCAAGAGCGAGATGAAGCGTTTCGTGTTGCTCAACAGATAGCAGAAAAAAATAAAGAATACGAGTCTTTGATTGGTCGAGGAGAGCAAGCTCTTATCAATCAGGTAAAAGAACGTGCGGCTTTGGCTGTAGATCAAGCTAAACAGCAATACAGAAAAGCTTATGAAGAAGGCGATACAGACAATGTTGTTGCCGCTCAAGAAGCTTTGACCAAAGCAACAGCGGAGTTGACCGAAGCTGACAGATACGCTCAAAGCATGAGTAATCAGCCAGCACCTCAACAAGAAAATTGGCAACCACCGCAACCAGCACAACAGCCTGTTCAACAGCCTGTCCAGCAAAGACAGATAGATCCAGAAGCTCAACAATGGGCAACAAAAAATCCGTGGTTTATGCAAGACGGTTATGAAGAAATGACCTCTCTTGCCTACGGAAAACATGCTTCTCTTGTGAAGCAGGGGGTAGCACCAAATACCCCTGAGTATTTTAAACAAATCGATGAAACGGTCAGAAGAGCGTTTCCAGATCACGATTGGCAGGATGGCAATGTTCCACAAGCCCGTACCTCACCTGCCTCTCAACCTTCGCAGGTGGTGGCTCCCACGACAAGAAACAATGGAGCTAAACCGCGCACAGTGAGGCTTTCGGCAACCCAACGCTCTCTCGCTAAGAGGCTGGGTTTAACAGACGAGCAATATGCTAAATATGTATAGTCAGGAGACTACCAATGACTGAAGAGCGCACCCCTAGAGATATTGAAGAAAGAGATAATTACACTAGACCGAGTGATTCTTGGACACCTGCTTCTGTAATCCCCAATCCAGCCCCGAAAGACGGCTGGGTATTTCGTTGGGTCAGGACAAGTATTATGGGTCAAAGTGATGGAACTCATACATCTAGAATGTTTCGGGAAGGTTGGGAGCCTGTAAAGGCAGATGACCATCCAGAACTCATGCTAGAGTCTGATATTAATTCCAAGTTTGTAGGTAACATCGAAGTTGGTGGATTGCTTTTATGCAAAGCACCAGAAGAAAAGATGAAGTCAAGGTCTGAGCATTTTCAGAAAATGGCTAATAATCAGATGGAATCTGTAGACAATAATTATCTTAGGGAAAATGACCCCCGTATGCCTATGCTTAAACCAGAAAGGAATACGAGGACAACTTTTGGAAGGAACTAATCCCTGGGTAGGGGTGGTTTCTTAATTAATAGGAGGTCATAAATATGGCTACTTCTGCTACCCCAAATGGTGCGGAACCTGTCAATACCTTGAGTGCAAGCGGCTCTTACAGTGGTAAAGTCCGACATATCAAGATTGCGAGTGGTTACGCTACTGCTATTTTTTACGGTGATTTCGTCAAGCTAGTTGCGGCTGGCACACTCGAAAAAGCCGCAGTAACAACGTCTGTTGTCGCTGGTACAGTTGGTATCTTTGTGGGATGTTCCTACACTGACCCATCTACAAGTCAATTAACATTTAACCAGCAGTTCCCTGCCTCTACAGCGGCATCGGACATTATGGCTTATGTGGTTGACGATCCTAAGTTAGTGTTCAAAATGCAAGGTGACGAAGCCATTGCCCAAACAGGTCTTGGTAACAACATCTCAGCAGTCAGCACAGCAGGATCAACTGCAATCGGACGTAGTAAGAACGCCCTTGATGGCGGCTCTATTGCTACGACAAATACACTACCCCTTCGTGTTCTTGAGTTTGTGGAAGGCCCGAACAGCACAGTTGGTGATGCGTTCACCGATTGTCTTGTGACCTACCTGCCTCTAAGTCATGCATACGAAACCAAGCTTGGAGTATAATTAATGGCTATTTCAAGAGCGCAAATGCTGAAAGAACTCCTGCCTGGGTTGAATGCCCTGTTTGGTTTGGAGTATGAAAAGTACGAAGACGAGCATACTCTCATTTATGAGACAGAAAGCTCTGATCGTTCTTTTGAAGAGGAAGTGAAGCTATCAGGCTTTGCTGCCGCACCTGTGAAGAATGAAGGTTCTGCAATCTCTTATGATTCAGCACAAGAATCTTTCACAGCTAGATACAACCATGAAACTATTGGTATGGGTTTCGCTATAACCGAGGAAGCGATGGAAGACAATCTTTACGATTCGCTTTCTGCTCGTTATACCAAGGCTCTAGCAAGAGCGATGGCTTACACCAAGCAGGTCAAGGCTGTTAATCCGCTTAATAACGGTTTCACCAATTCATTCCAATCGGGTGATGGTGTTAACTTGTTTACAGCAAGCGGTGATGGCGTTGCTGGTGGTGATGGTCACCCTCTCGTTTCTGGTGGTACAAATAGTAATCGGCCTGCAACAGCGGCTGACCTCAATGAAACATCTTTGGAAAATGCAATCATTGACATTGCGGCTTTCACTGATGAAAGAGGTTTGTTGATTGCGGCTAGACCGAGAACGCTTATTGTTCCTCCTGCGTTAATGTTCACAGCGGATAGATTGCTAGAAACCACGCAAAGAGTTGGAACATCAGATAATGACATAAATAGCATCCGAAACATGGGAGCAATCCCTGGCGGTTATGCAGTCAATCACTATCTGACTGACACCAATGCGTTTTATATCATCACTGATATACCTAACGGCATGAAGCACTTTGAGCGTACTTCGCTTGAAACTTCAATGGACGGTGATTTCGATACAGGTAATGTTCGCTACAAAGCTAGAGAGCGTTACTCATTCGGAGTATCTGATCCTCTGGGAATCTACGGATCTCCAGGCTCAAGCTAAGACAGTTGGGGCAGTGTGTTGTTCTCCCTGCGCCTGCCCCTTTTGTTTTTTATCCTGACTAATCGTTCCATGTGGAACATTAGACACTAGCCAAGACAGGAGAATATTATGGCTAATTCTACGTTTAACGGCCCAGTTCGTTCCGAAAATGGGTTTCAAAGCATTTCAAAAAGTTCAACCACTGGTGCTGTTACAAGCACAATGACGCTCCGAACTTACGAAGCAACGATCACTGTTGCTAACGGTGCGACTACTGGTAAAGAGTCAGCAGTTGGTATCCCAGCAAACTTTATTCCTATGGGCGTGACAGTTGCTGTGACTACAGCTTCTACCAACTCTGTTACCCTTAATGATATAGGAACAGACGCTGATACTGATGGGTATGTAGATGGAATATCTCCAGCCCTTAACACAACAGGATTCAAAGGATTCTTTGGATGCAACGGTGTGCTAGGCATGTCTGGATTCACTACAGCGTCTAGCGGCTTAGTCGGTGACGAAGTAGAGCTTGTTGTTTCAGGTGATCCTGGTAGCGATACAGTTATTGTCCTAAAGTTTTTTGGAATTAGTAGCTCCTCTGACGCATCTTAAAGGGGGTGGAACATGGCTGATACAGTTCACACCATAAAGATAACCGATGGCCCTAAGTTTGCTACATTTAAGTTTACTAACGAAAGCGATGGCACAGGCGAAAGCAATGTAACTAAGATTGATGTTTCGTCTTTAGCTATTGACCCTATGACAAAACAGGCATGTACAGGCGTTGAGATTTACCAGATATGGTTCACAACGGTAGGCATGGCAGTCAAGGTCAAGTACAACGCTAATAGTAATCGTTTAGTGTGGCACATACTTCAAGACTACTCAGACTTCTTAGACTTTTCTGCCTTTTCTGGCATTCCTAATGATGCTGGTGCTGGCAAGAATGGCGATGTTTTATTTGAAACCATAGGTGCAACCAATGGTGACGCTTATAGCATCATAATCAAAGTATTGAAGAGTTATGGATAATGGCAGTAAAGAAAAAAGCTAAACCAAAAGCTAAGTCTAAAGTTAATCAGGCTGGTAATTACACCAAGCCTGCGCTTAGAAAGCGTATATTTAACAGGATTAAAGCTGGAGGCAAAGGCGGCAAGCCCGGTCAATGGAGTGCCAGAAAAGCACAAATGGTTGCCAAGGCTTACAAAGAAGCTGGCGGTGGATATAAAGACTGATGGCTTTAAAAAAGTCTCAAAAAAGTCTGAAGAAATGGACTAAGCAGAAATGGCGTACTAAATCAGGTAAGCCATCAACGCAAGGTTCTAAGGCCACTGGCGAGAGGTATCTCCCAGAAAAAGCCATTAAGTCTTTATCGTCTAAAGAATATGCCGCCACTACTAGGAAGAAAAGAAAAGATACCAAGAAAGGTAAGCAACATTCTTCTCAACCAAAGAAGGTGGCTAAGAAAACAGCGAGGCATAGATAATGGCTAGTGGAAAACCTGCTAAAGGAAAGGCAAAAGTTAAAATTACGCCTTCAGGCAAAAAGGTTAGCTACGGTCAAGCTGGCAAAGCTAAAGGCGGTGGCCGAAGAGTTAAACCTGGAACATCGAAAGGAGACAGTTATTGCGCTAGGAGTTTAGGTATTAAGAAGCGTTTGCCAAAGAAAAAGCAGAACGATCCTAATACCCCTAACAATCTGTCAAGAAAACGATGGAAATGTTCTGGTGCTAAGTCCAGAAGGAAATAAACATGGCAACAAGCGGAACATACACATTCAATCTTGATCTTGCAGATGCGATGGAAGAAGCGTTTGAGAGAGCAGGTAGAGAGCTAAGAAGCGGATACGATTACAGGACAGCTAGAAGAAGTCTCAATCTTCTTATGCTTGAATGGCAGAACCGTGGCCTTAATCTGTGGACAGTCAGGGACGGCACTAAAGCGTTAACGGCTGGCACAAG